TGTAAGTTTGCGTAAGGGCTACACCAAGTCATCAACAGGCATTACAGGTGCAGTTAATACGCTAATGAACTACACAGACACTTCAACAGCAGAAGGTTATAGGCTTTTTGCTGCTGCTGGTGACACCATTTATGATGCTACGCCAGCTACCGCAGTAGCCGAATTTAGTGGAATATCAAACGATAAGTTCCAACATACCAACATAACTAATGCCGCAGGGCATTTTTTGGTAGCTTGTAACGGTGAAGATCCCGTACTTATATTTGACGGTACAGTAGGCTATTACATTGCAACAACTAGCACCGCTCAAACAATATCTAGCATTACTTTTTCAGGCACTACAGCTACATTAACCACTGCTTCAGGTCACGGTTTAGTAACCAACAATCGTGTGGTTATTTCAGGCGCAAGCCCAGCAGCCTATAACGGTGCTTTTGTAATTACCGTTATTAGTGCAACCCAGTTTGAATACACAATGGCAAGTGAGCCTGCCTCAAACGCTACGGTAGAGGGTACATACACGGTTACAGGCATTACGGGCGTTGATTCCTCTACATTTATCAATGTAAACCTGTTTAAAAATAGACTGTACTTTACTCAAAAAGACACCCTTACCTGCTGGTATTTACCCGTAGATTCCATTGCTGGCGTGGCTGAACCCTTATTTTTTGGTGGTATTGCCCGTAATTCAGGCTATTTGCAAGCAATGGGTACTTGGACTATTGACGCAGGTGAAGGCGTTGATGACTATGCCGTATTTGTTACCTCTATGGGCGAGGCTATTGTTTATAACGGTACTGACCCTGAAAATGCCGAAACTTGGGCATTAAAAGGCGTATGGCAAATAGGTCAAACATTTAACCGTAGATGCTTTTTTAAGTGGGGTGGCGATCTTTTATTGCTTACACAAGGCGGTTTAGTCCCATTAGCTGCGGCATTGCAATCTAGCCGCTTAGACCCTAGGGTAAACCTTACTGATAAGATTTTTTATGCAGTAAGCGAAGCAACAACCCAATACTATGATCTGTTTGGCTGGCAAATTAACTTTTTTGCTAGTCAAAATATGCTGATATTGTCTATTCCTACAGGCACAGGGATGGAACAGTATGTAATGCACACCATCACTAAGTCATGGGGCAGATTTACAGGTATTCCTGCTAATTGCTGGGAAGTCGCTGGAAACAATGGTATGTACTTTGGCAGCAACGGATTTGTAGGAAAGTTTTACGAAACCAACTCTGATGCTGGGACAAACATTGTTGCAACTGCACAACAAGCCTACAACTACTTTGAATCACAGGGGCAGTTAAAACGCTTTACCCTAGTACGCCCTATCCTACAGACAGATAACGGCTTACCGACTGTTCTATGCGGTATTAGCGTGGATTTTGACACTACGCCACTTACCAACCAAATAGCGTTTAACCCATTAATTAACCAAATTGGTCGTTGGGATGTAGCAACTTGGGATGGTGCTAACTGGGGTGGTGGTTTAGTAACAACTAAGATTTGGCAAGGCGTACATGGTCTTGGATTCAGCGGATCAGTAAACCTTAATGTGGCATCGCAAGGCATCGAGTTTCATTGGGCAAGTACCGATTATGTAATGGAAAATGGTGGTGTACTGTAAAAATGTTGTTTATACTACACACAAACCAAAGGCAAATAAATGAATAACGAAGAAGGAAAACTTGAATGGTTTGGTGGCAATCAAGATGCCTTAAATATGTACCGTTTATTTATAAATTTGCTTCACACTTGGGATGATTTAGTAGATAAAGACAAAGAAGTTACTGAAACTGGCATTAATTCAGCATTTTTAATAGCTTTGGTTTGTTTACCTGCAAATCCGTTTTACAGAAGTATTCAAGACAAAATTTTACCTATGTGGATTACGGTAGTTTCCGCTTATGAAACTGCTAACAAATTCGAACGAGATAAAGATGAGCATGGAATAGAAATTGCTCATAATTTAAGGTACGCAGCAGGTCATATTGTTGCTTATGCAGTTCAAGTGTGTGTGGGAATTGATAAAGCAAGAGAAGTTTTGCCCGAAGTTTGGAAAAACATAGTATTTGAGCGATACGAAGAATACCGTAAGGAGCATTTAAATGCTAATAAAGAGTAAATTTAGTGGCTTTTTAGCTGATGGCACAAGAACCCCGTTTATGGGCGCTGCCGGTCTTTTAAGTCCAGTAACAAATGTGTTGTTTGGGAAACCCCCAGCACCACCTGATTATGCAGGTGCGGCTAGGGAAACAGCAGCAGGTAATCTTGAAGCAGCGCAATCCGCTACGGCTGCAAACCGTGTAAACCAAATAACTCCTTATGGAAACTTAAGTTACGCTGAAACTGGCGTAGATTCACGGGGAAATCCTACTTGGACAGCTACGCAGACTTTAAGCCCTGCACAGCAACAACTGTTGGATATACAAAACCAAACAAGTGCTGGCTTGGGTTCTGCTATTAATGCCCAATTAGGTCAAGTACAAAATGTAATGGGACAGGGTTTTAACCCAAACATTCCACAAACTCAAACTGATTTAGGCTCGCAATTTGTAACCAACCCTAATTATGCAAGCGGTATGCAGGGCTGGGACAGAGCAAATCAAGTTCTTCAGGCTCGTTTAGCACCACAGATGCAACAACAAAGTGATGCACAAGCGGCACGATTAGCAAACCAAGGCATTGTTCAAGGCACTAAAGCATACGAAAACGCTATGCGTACCTTTAACCAAGGTCAAAACGATTTGCTTACTAATTCACAGTTAGCTGGACAACAAATTGGTCAAAACCTGTTTACACAAGGTTTGCAAGGCGGTCAATTTACCAATCAGGCATTAATTAACCGTGGAAACTTTGGCAATCAAGCCCAACAACAAGCATTTAACCAAGCCCTTACTCGTTACAACTTGCCACTTAATACATTAAGTTCATTGCGTACTGGCGCACAAGTTCAAAACCCATCTTTTGTTAATGCACCGCAGCAAGCAACAACTTCAGGCGCAGATTTGCTTGGTGCTACAGGCATGAACTTTAACGCCCAAATGGGTGGTTATAACGCTCAAGCAGCAGAGCGCAACAATATGATGCAAGGGTTGTTTTCATTAGGTGGCGCAGCAATGATGTCTGATATTCGCACTAAAGAAAACATTAAACAGATTCATTGGTTACCAAACGGTTTGCCAGTTTATGAGTACGAATACAAAACTGAGTTTAAAGACCACCCATTGGCTGGACACGGTAAATTTGTTGGCGTTATGGCGCAAGAAGTTGAACAAATGTACCCACAAGCAGTTACAACCCTTGATAACGGTTATAAAGCAGTTAATTACGGACTATTGCCATGAACCCATATATTATGCAAATGCAACAACCTCAAGAAATAAGCGGATTAAGCCCTGTATTTCAAAACATTGCATCGCAACAAGCTAATCAAAATGCAGCAATGCAACAAGCACAAGGGCTTACACAAGCTGCTGGTCAATCAAGCCAAGGCGGAATGAACCCAATGGCTATGGCAATGATGTTGCGTAAAAAGCCCGATCAAGCTGCTATGAACGCTCAAGATGCACAAATGGGTGGTTTAAGCACTTATAACCCAATGACCCAATATAGCATTTCTCAGCAATATGGAACTGATCCTTATTCGCAATCAAGCAGGATGCTTGCAGCACAAGAACGAGGGCTTTAATTATGGCTATTAATCCAGCTGGAACTTTACCCCCCGAATTGTTTGCACAACAGCAAGAGTTAAATCGCCAACAACAAATGGCGCAATTGCTTATGCAACAAGGCCAACAAATGCCACAAGCCCAAATGGTAAGTGGTCGTTATGTTGCGCCTAGTATATTTCAAAACTTAGCCCCTTTATTGCAGACCTATATGGGTCAAAAAATGGCAGAAAAAGGCGATAAAAAGGCATTAGATTTAGCTGCACAATTGCGTAAACGCCAAACTGATGATTTGGCTCAATATCAAAATTTACTTAATCCTACACAAACTCAATTAGCTGGCCCAACTCCAACAGGCGCACCACTAATGACGGTAAATGAGCCTGATCGCCAAGCCGCTAACCTATTTGCTGCAAGTTCTTATAACCCTGCATTGCAAGCTGTCGGCATGAAGAATTTGACGCAAGGGCCTAAATGGGAAAAAGCCAGTTTTACTGATGAGAAAACAGGCAAAACCCGTGAAGGTGTTATTGATGCTAATTCACCTGATCCAATTGGTTCGTTCCAAGTTGGCGGTGTTAAACCTGAATTATCTGCATATGAAAGAGCCAGCCTACAATTACGGGCTGGAGATCAAGCTATTTCAAGCGCAAATCTTATGTTTAATACAGGCATGACTGCTGGTGGTGTACCTGCTGGTATGCCTATGGGCAATGCTCCTGTTGCTGGCGGTATGCCAATGGGTAACGCACCTGCTATGCCAATGGCTAATGCCCCACAACCGCCTAAAAATAGCTTTACTCCTGCCGCACAGCCGCAGTATCAATACAATCCAACCATTTCGCCAAAAGCAAACCAAGAAGCAGCAGCTAAATTTAGCGATGAATTAGCTAAAAACCAAAAAAACGCTAAAGACAGCTTTGATTTGATGAAATCAGCTTCAACTTTATTAAGTTCGGAAGCACCAAGTTCAGGAAGATTGTCAAATATTGCTACTGGCGTAGGAGAGTTTTTTGGTGGCGGTGGAGAAGCGTCAAAAGCTGATGCAAGATTAAATTTATTGTCAGGTGCTTTGACAATGAAACAGCCACGATTTGAAGGCCCACAAGGTGTAATGGATGTTATTTTGTACCAAAAACTTGCTGGTGATTTAGGAAATCCAAATATTCCTATTGCTTCTCGTTTAGGCACTATTGAAGAAATGATTGATTTGCAGAAAAAATACTACCCTGAAGGCAATTGGGACAGCATTAGCACAAAAACTAAAGGTGAAGCAAAAACAGAAGCTGCTAGATCGGCTGGAAAAGTATCTGTTGGCGCACCAATTTTTGCTACTAACCCTACAACGGGTGAGCGAATTGTGTCTACGGATCGTGGCATTAATTGGAAACCAGCGGAGAAAAAGTAATGGCACTTCCACAAGGATTCGTATTAGAGCAAAAAGGCGGTTTACCTGCTGGATTTGTCATGGATCAAGGAAACATCATTACTAGCGATGTTCCTACGCTGGTTGGCGAAGTTCCAAACCCACCTGTAGTACAACAGCCACCCCGTACCATGATGGATCGGGTAAAAGCTATATATGAAGTGCCAGCAGCCATCGTTACAGGCGCAGCAGCACCGTTTTTAGGGGTTGGTAAAGGAATAGTACAAAACATTCAACAAGGCACTAATCAGCGTGTAGATCGCCCTGAGTTAGCCCAGCAGTTTCAATACCAGCCTACTAGCCCTGTAAGCCAAGACATATTGCAAAGCATGGGTAGTGCGCTTGAGGCTAGTAAATTACCCCCTGTTATTCCTAGCGTTGGTATGCTTCCAAGCTATGCAAGAGCAGCTGGTGGAACTCCTACACAGGTAAGACAGGCTGCACAAACAGTACAAGAAGTAGGGCCTCGCATGGCACAAGCCCTGCGTCAACCTGAATTACCCCCTATGTCTACCATGTCGGGCGTAGGCGCAGCACAATCACCTGAAGCCTTAACTCGTATGCAAATGGCACAACAACTACGAGTGCCAATTCCGCTTACTAAAGGTCAGGCTACTAAAGAACTTGGTCAGCAACAGTTTGAAATGGAAACAATGAAAACCTACCCTGAAGGTGTAGGCAGACCAATTATTGATCGCAAGATAGATCAAAACCAACGCATATTATCTAACTTTGACGCATTTTTAGAGCCAATTGGTTCAAAAACTGCTGCGCCTGATAACCTGTACGAAGTAGGTAAGGTGGTAGATAGCGCATTAGTAAACAAAGCCAAAGCAGCTAAAAAAGAAATTAGCAACGCTTATAAATTGGCTGATGAATCAGGTCAGACCCAAGAATTAATTAATGTAAATTCGATTAAAACTTTCCTAGATGGTTTGGAAGCTGAAGCAATCAATGCGCCAATTATTACTAGCGCAAAAATGAAGCTAGATACGCTTGCCCCTGCTGGTGAACTTAGCATTAATCAACTTGAAGAAGTTAGAAAAATGGTAGGTCGTTTATCGGGCAGCACACCTACAAACGCTGAATTTGGTAGAGAAATCAATAAGTTAATTGATGCGTCTACTGAAGGCAAAGGCGGCAATTTATACCAAGATGCTAGAAAACTACGAGCAAATTACGCAAGAGAGTTTGAGAATGTAGGCGTAGTTGACAAGTTACTAAGCAAAAAAGCTGGTACAACTGACCGTGCAGTAGCGTTTGAAAAAGTATTCGATCACGCTATTTTGAATGGTTCGCTCGATGATGTTAGGGCAATTGGACAAACGCTTAAACGGGCTGGCCCTGAAGGGCAACAAGCATACCGTGAATTGGTAGGTCAAACCATAGAATATATGCGTGAAGCCATCACCAAGAACATTAGAACGGATGAATCAGGAAACCGTGTTGTTTCTGCTGCTCAATTTGATACTGTTGTCAAAAACCTTGATAAATCAGGCAAATTGGATTATTTGTTTGGCAAAAAAGGTGCTGAAGAAATCCGCAATTTGCGTGATACAGCCATCCTTGTTTACGATATGCCATTAGGGGTAAACACTTCTAATACATCGAGTGCTATGGACAAAGTGTTTAATCGTTTGTTGCAGAAGATTCCGTTGGCTGGCCCTATGGTTGAAGTAGGATCAGAAGCATTGGAAAAGCAAAAATTAACCAAACAAGTGCAAGAAGCCATTAATTTCACCCCTGAAAAGCTGGCTGACGAATTAAGAAAAGGGAAAAAATAATGTCAAGAAACGGGTCAGGTACATATAATCTACCAGCAGGGAATCCTGTTGTAACTGGTACAACTATTAGTTCTACATGGGCTAATACTACGCTTACCGATATTGCAACAGCGTTAAGCAACTCTATTGCCGCAGACGGTCAAACCCCTATTACTGGTGCTTTAATTGGTGTTAATGACACCTTGCAATTCGGTGGAACAGGTCAAGTAACCCTTCCAGTAGGTACTACAGCGCAACGAAGCGCAGCCCCTTATTCGGGAATGATTCGCTATAACACTTCTTTTGCTCAATTTGAAGGCTATTCAGGTAGTTCATGGTCACAAGTAGGTGGCGGTGCTACTGGTGGCGGTGGTGACACGGTATTCGTGGAAAACAGCGTAATTGTAACTACTGACTACACACT